ATAAGTAAGTTTGGAGTTTACGATTGGGATTCAGCAAATCCATATACATTACCCGACTTTCAAAGAATAGGTTTGACTTGTATTGCAGGAGCAGGTGCTCTAGAAAAAAATCAAGAATATTTTATATCTTTGTTGCAATGGAATCCATCGGCAGGTTCAGGGGACAAAACCTTTGTTTTTACACAAGGAACTCCTATCTATCAATGGGACATTACACACAACTTGAATAAGTTTCCTTCAGTTACTGCAGTTAACTCATTCAATGAAGAAGTATTTGGTAAAGTAGATTATATAAACAAAAATAGAGTAACCGTTACATTTGCAGCACCATTTTCAGGTCAAGCATATTGTAACTAAAAAATTAAAAACAAGAAATTATGGCAATAAAATTTTTAGATGCGATAGACCTGACCGGATTAGAAATCCAAAATGTTTTATTGCAAAGTTCAGCAGGAACACCTAGTTCCAATTTAGGTGGTGGTCAAATCGTTTACGATTCACAGGCAGGTACAATAAAGTATTATGACGATGTCAATACCCAATGGGTAGAATTAGATGGTCAGGGAGGTGTTACTAGCATTAGTGCAGGTAACGGTCTTTTAGCTAGTTCTTCTACAGGTGCTATTACTATTAGTCCTGATTATGCATCAGCGAAAAACATTATCCTTTCAGCTACAAACTTAGTAGGTACAACAGTTCCTCTTGAGGCACACATTATTTACTCTGATAGTAAAAGTGTAGTAAACTATGCAGCAGTAAGTGATTTACCATTTGCTCCTGCAGGTACTGTTTCAGGTGTTACAAGTGTAGGAACTTCAAACTCTACATTTATCTCAGGTTCAGGTGGTCCAATTACAGGTACAGGTTCATTAACTTATTCTTTATCTGCAACAGGTACTCCAAGTTCAACCACATATTTAAGAGGTGATAATACTTGGGCAACTATCCCTGCAGGATTCGCAGGATTCAATATTTCAGATAGTAAAAATCCTTTCTCTGTTGCTTCAGGTAACACAGTAGAGTTTACATCAAGTACAGGAACAATCACACCTGATACATCAACGGCATTAGCAGTTGACTTAAACTTAGCTTCTTCAGGTGTTTCAGCAGGTTCATATACCTCAGCAAACATTACTGTTGACCAATACGGTAGAATAACTGCAGCTAGTACAGGTGGAGCAGGAACAATGAGTTCTTGGAAACTTGCATCTGATGGTGGTACAACTCAAACTATTACTGATAACAATACTGTTACTATTAGTGGTGGTACTGCTTTAACAGGTGTAGCATCAGCAACAGATACTGTTACAATTAATCACGACAACTTTGGTTCTGCAGGTACTTACGCATATCCTGCATCTATTACTACAAACGCACAAGGTCACATTACTTCTGTTACTGCAGGTAGTGCACCGGGTACAATGAGTGCATTCAAAGTTGCAGGTGATTCAGGTACAACTCAAACTATTAGTAACAATAATACTTTAAGTATTGTAGGTGCACAGGGAATTGCTACAGTTGCAAGTGCGACAGACACGATTACTATTAATCTTAACCTTTGTGATTTAAAAGCAGTTGATGTTAACGACCCATCAGTAGATACTCTTGTAGGATGTATTGGAGGTGCGAATGGTGCAGTAACTATAAACACTATCTCACTTAGTGCGTTTAGAGTGCCAACTGCAGCACTTTCGATGGGTACTCAAAAAGTAACAAATGTTGTTGACCCAACTGCAGCACAAGATGCAGCTACTAAAAATTATGTAGATACTACATTCGCAGGTTCAGGTGCATTGATTTACCAAGGTGGATACGATGCATCAACTGCAGCACCAACAGGAACTTCAGTTAAGAAAGGATTTACTTATGCAGTAACTAAAGGTGGTACAGGTGTACCTGCAAACTTTTGGAGTCCTGCTTTAGAGATTGGTGATTTAATTATTGCTAATCAAGATAATCCTACAAGTGCAGCAGATTGGACAGAAATTAACAAGAACATTGATGTTGCAACTGCAACGGTTCAAGGTATTGCTAACTTCCCAACTGCAGGTGGACTATCTGTTTCTTCAGGAGCAGTTAGTATGGCTAATGTTATTAGTGCAGGTTCAACAGGGAATGCAGCTAAAACACCAAGTATAACTGTTGATGCTAAAGGTAGAGTAACTGCTTTATCAGAGCAAGACATTTCAATCTCTGCAAGTCAGGTCAAAAGCTTCTGTACTGAAGTTGTTTCTTGTCAGACTGCAAGAGAGAAAACAGGTACAATCGGAAATGCTACAACTTGGACTATTACTCACGGTTTTGGTACAAGAAATGTTATGGTACAAGTTTATAGTAACACATCTCCTTACGACAACGTAGAGGTTAAAATTACTAGACCAAATACTAATGATGTAACAATTACAGTAGCTAAGAATCCGGGTGCATCAGCATTAAATTATATGATTCAGAAAATAGGCTAATAAATGGCATCATACATTGAGTTTAAAGAACCCATCTCAGTTACTACCGACATCAAAGTTGATGGTACGAGTTTGGGTTCTAATGCTTTCAATAGCACAACTATCCCAACAGATAACAAGCAGCTTGTAAATGGAGCAGGTTATGTAACCTCTAGTGGTAATACTACTATTGGTACAAGTAGTAATATCTCAACTTCAGGTGCAACTGTTATAGATACTATTGCACTAACCAATGGAGTTGTTACTACGTTTTCTACAAGAACCTTAACTCTAGGTAATCTTGGATTTACAGGTGACTCAAATGCTAATTATATTACAAACAATAATCAGCTTACTAATGGTGCAGGGTACATAACTAGCTTTACAAATAACTACATCAATGGATTAATCTTTGATACCAAGAACGGAGATTTAATTGCAACAAGACAAGGATTGTCAGATGTTAAAGTAAATCTTGATGGGAGATACTATGAGGGTACTCCACCAAATTATTATTTGAATGGAGTATCTAAAAGTGGTAATACAATAACTTGGTCTGTATCAGGAGCATCTAATCAGAGTTATACATTTGGTAGTAATGCTTTTAATAGCACAACCATCCCTACGAACAATAATCAGATTTCAAACGGTGCAGGATACCAAACTTCATCACAAGTTACAAGTACAGTTAATAGTGCAATTACACAAGCTTTTGCAAATGGTTATAATGGGCTAGTTGAGTTATGTGACTGTAAGGGTAATCCTATAACTATAACTATCCAAGATGGCTTAATAACAGATGTTGAAGGTGGAAGATGATAGAAAGTAATTTTTACTATCTTTGTAAATATAAATCATAATTAAATTTTATTAAAATGGCAAAAAAGAAATTGACCAAAGACGAATTGACTTCAGTACAATCAATGCTGAATGCATTCAACCAATTGAAGATGCAGCTTGGAGATGCTGAGTTGCAAAAAAAATCAATCATTGATAAGATTGATGAATTGAAAAAAGACTACGCAAAAGTTGAAAAAAATCTTGCAGAGAAGTATGGTTCTGATGCACAGATTGATGTTCAAACAGGCGAGATTAAAAAGAAAGAACTAGAAAAAGTAGAATAATGGCAAGAATAAAAACCTATGCAATTGATGCACAACCAACCCTAGAAGATAAAGTTATTGGCACTAACGTAGATGATGCCAATTTAACTCAGAACTATACTATTGGTGACATCCTTGCATTGGTTCCGGGAGGAAGCTCTTCGGTTCAGTCATTAAATGGATTAACAGGTGAACTTAATTTAATCGGTGCAGGAGGCATTACTATTAGTGCTTCCGGTACTGATATAACTATTACCGGTTCAGGTGGTGGTGGAAGTTTCAATAAGTTTGATATAACAGGAAATTCAGGTTTAACTCAAACAATAAACGAAACTGATGACCAATTAGTTTTTAAGTCTAATGACTTAGTTATTCAAGGTCAAAACACAGGTATATTTAATTTCAACCTACTTAGTCAAGGTGTTGCAGGTTCATACACTAACGCAAACATCACAGTAAATGACCAAGGTATTGTTACTGCAGCTTCTAATGGAAGTGGTGGTGGAGGTCTTGGTGCTTGGGATTACAAGCCGGGTGGTGGAACTGTAACAGGGGATACTCTTACAATAGACCCTACCAACTCAACATTAGTAGGTCAATCTGCAGATGGTAGTATTACTATTAAGTCTATACTAGGACCACCTAGAGAAATAGATTTTACTATTTCACCTCAAGGTGGAGTTACACCGGGTTCATATACAAATGCAGATATTACAGTAAACCAAGCAGGTATTGTTACTGCAGTAGCCAATGGCTCAGGTGGTGGTAGTGATGAAAAGTTTAAAGTAGATGCAGCAGATACTATAGCAGGTTATTGGACTGATAAAATTACTATTGGTTCAGGTTTATCACAAACTATAACAACAGAACCGAGTGGTGAAAAGTTAATTCAAATACACGCTATTTCCTACAATATGGTAAATAGCATCAAGGTTGGTAGTTCAACTCTGTCAGGTGCTTTTGAATTTACAGGACCGGGTGTTACGATGACATCAGGTAATCCTAATGTTATAAACTTTGCAGGTGGTGGAACAGGAAGTCCGGCAGGTAGTAATACAATGGTTCAGTTCAACGACAACGGTGCGTTTGGTGCTGACGTAGGATTCTTATTTACATCTGCTACCGGAGTTAGAACTTTACAAGTAGGTAAGTCTGATTCTCCAACAGAAGCATACGGAATTTTACAAGTTGAAAGTGATGGTGCTAACAATACACAAGGAGGTAAACTTGTACTTGAAGCTTGTAACGATGGTAAAGGAACAACTCCTGTACCACTTACACTTGAAGCACCAACAACTGCAGAAACTCAGACTATAGCTTTACCTGAAACTAGACCTACTTCAACCTCTCAGTATTTAGGAATAAAAAGTATTCTTGGTAATGATGTACAAACTGAATGGAAAACAGTATCAGGTGGTTCAGCTTTTGCAATGACATTAGAAATTGAAGGTGCTGAAACAGGAAATCAGGTAGTCAATCCTAATGTTGCTACACAAATATCTTTTGGTGCTGCTCAAGCTACTACACACATTAGTTTAGATAAGTTAGGTAATATTGTATTTAATACTCCGGGATATTACATTGTTAATATGGGTGTTAATTTACAAAACTCAGATATAGTAAATCAATATGCAATGTTTACTGCAACCCTTAATGGTAATCCTTATTTACAAACTTGGGTGCATCAATTAACAGATGCAAAACCTTCAGGGTGGGAAGTTAGTTTCCCTGTTAATACTTCAGGTGATACGTTTACTTTAAACTTACTTGCAACAATATCAAACCTTCAAGCAAATACAATACAAGTAGCAACTAACGTAGCATCTATGCCTACTGCTCCTGCTTCTTGGGTTGCTATTCATAAGTTAGCGTAATGGATATTAGAAAGATTTCAATAGGTCCTGATTACAAGTCAGGTGCAATGCATTACATTGTAGGTCAATCTGTTCTAAATGGTAATTATGTAATTCATTTAATTAAGTTTGATATGGATAAAGAATCAATATTAATATATATTGAATCTGATGGTGAAATTGTTTTATGGAAAGAATTTACATCTACAATGCCTGTATCAATTGAATATAACATAAACTTTTTATAATGTCAGACTTAGCTACCCAACAATTACAAGAACAACTTGAGGTTTATACCGAACAAAAGAAACAACCTAATCTGACATTTGAGCAAGAAATGGAACTTGCAGATAAAATCCATAATATTAAAATGAAATTGAATGGAGTCAAACCAACAGATTCATATATAGATTGTATTGGTTGTGGCTCATAAATTAAATTATGAAATCACCGTTTGCATTCATCGTCAAACCTGTCAAAGGGAAGAGATATGATAACACTAAGAATATTGGTGGAATAGAATTTATTGTAAGTACATCACAAGAAGAAGCACGATTTGCGAATCGTAAAGCTGAAGTTATAGAACTCCCCCTAGGATATAAAGGTCCAATACAGGTGGGAGATTTTTTATTAGTACATCATAATGTATTTAAGTATTATAACGATATGCAAGGAATGCAAAGAAGTGGTAAAAGTTATTTTAAAGATGACCTGTTCTTTGTTGAACCTGAACAGTTTTATATGTACCATAATGGTACACAATGGAATGCAGTTGACAGGTATTGTTTTGTGAAACCAATATCAAAAGAAGATTCGTATCTTTATAAAAACACAACAGAAGAACCGTTGGTTGGTTTAATTAAATACCCTAACGAATATTTAAAAACAAAAGGTTTAAAAGAAGGAGATAAGATTTGTTTCAAGCCTGATTCAGAATATGAATTTAATATTGATGGAGAGAAACTATATAGAATGTTTGACCATCAAATTACTATGGTACTGTGATATATATAAAAGACAACTTCCTTAGTGAAAATGTATATAATCAACTAATGGATTATCTACTATCTACTGAATATAGAGAAGTGGATACAGGAGATAAAAGCTTTTGGATTTGGGACAGTAGTCAGTCTTTTGATGATATAGTATCCTTTGAATTATCTGTCGCAGAAAATAAGCCAATCCGAAAGATACTAAGTTTTTTTAGAATATCTAATAAGGAGGTAGATAAAGATTGGAGAATACACGCAGATACTATAATTAATAATGAAAGACCCGATAGAGCATTAGTATTATATTTGTCTAAATCTAATATGACTGAACTTCACGGTACTGCTTTTTGGGAACACAAGAGTATGGGTGATACTATGCCAAGTAATATTTCTGAAGCAGAGTTTGATGAGGCATTGAAAAATGATTCTAATGATTTAGATAAATGGAATTTAAAAAGTGTAGTTGGATATAAACCTAATAGATTACTATCATATCCCTGTAATTACTTTCATAGTAAATATCCAAATGAGAGTTGGGAAGAGGGTAGAATAGTCTATGTAATGTTTTATAAAAATGAATGAGTTTATTTATTGGGAGGATGAATGGAACGAACACGATGGTTCACCTATTCCATTCAGAAAAGCAAAAAGATTTAAAAATGAAATCAAAAGAAATAAAATTAAAAATAATAGAAGCAGGTCACAGGGCAGTAGAACAACTGATAAAGGTGGCGAAGGAGCAGATTATTAAACACGACCCTGAAGATGATTTATCTGCTGATAGATTAAAGAATGCAGCAGCTACAAAGAAGTTAGCAATATTTGATGCATTTGAAATACTAAATAGAATCGAAGCTGAAAGAGAAGCTATTGATTCTTTAGAGAATGGAGTAAAGAAAACTGATACAAAACAAGGATTTGCAGAACGAAGGTCTAAATAACTTATATAGAACTCTTGAGGGTGTAGTACCAAAAAATGTTTTAACGTCTAAGAACAAGGCTAAAACGTGGAAATATGGGTATGATGCTAAGTATGATATTGTTGTTATATCTAAAACAGGTGATATTGGAGATATAATAGAGATACAAGGTTTGCGTATTGCGTTACCTAAAGTTCCCAAATCGGTATATAGTAGAAGCAAAAAGAAGTCAGAACAGTATTGGGAAAGACAAGACCTACCTAAAGCATTATCTAGAATACAATCTATTTTTCAATGGAATGAAATGTCCTCTGATTTTAAGGATAGATGGGTAGATTATATTGAAGCAGAGTTTGACTACAGGGACAATGGAATGTGGTTTATGTCAAACGGTAAACCTATATACATTACAGGTGCTCATTATATGTATTTACAATGGACAAGTATTGATGTAGGCTACCCTGATTTTAGAGAAGCAAACAGAATATTGTTTTTGTTTTGGGAAGCCTGTAAAGCTGACAAGAGAAGTTTTGGAATGATATATTTAAAGATTAGACGTTCCGGTTTTTCTTTTATGTCTTCATCTGAATGTGTAAACACAGGAACATTGGCAAAAGATTCAAGAGTTGGCATACTGTCAAAGACAGGTTCTGATGCTAAAAAGATGTTTACAGATAAAGTTGTTCCAATAAATAATAGACTACCATTCTTTTTCAAACCTATTATGGATGGTATGGATAAACCTAAAACAGAATTAGCTTTTAGAATCCCTGCATCTAAGATTACCAAAAAGAATATGTATGAAGTATCGGATGATGAGTTATATGGTCTAGATACTACTATTGATTGGAAGAACACAGATGACAACTCTTACGATGGTGAAAAGCTTTTGCTTTTAGTTCACGATGAAAGTGGTAAATGGGTAAAGCCAAATAATATTTTAAATAATTGGCGAGTAACTAAAACCTGTTTACGATTGGGTAGTAAGATTATTGGAAAGTGTATGATGGGTTCTACATCAAATGCTTTGGATAAAGGTGGTAGTAACTTTAAAAAACTATATACAGATTCTAACGTACTACAAAGAAATGCAAATGGACAAACTAAAAGTGGAATGTATAGTTTGTTTATTCCTATGGAATGGAATATGGAAGGGTTTATTGACAGGTATGGAATGCCTGTTTTAGAAACCCCAAAGAATGAAGTTGAAGGTATTGATGGTGAAATGATTTACCAAGGTGCAGTAAACTATTGGGAAGCTGAAGTTGATTCATTAAAGAATGACCCTGATGCCTTGAATGAATACTACAGACAGTTTCCTAGAAGTGAGTCCCACGCATTTAGAGATGAGAGTAAACAATCAATATTCAACCTAACTAAAATATACCAACAAATAGATTATAATGACTCTTTGATATTAGAGCATCACGTTACTCGTGGTAATCTGCGTTGGAAGAATGGATTAAAAGATAGCGAAGTAATTTTTTCACCTGACAATCGTGGAAGATTTTTTGTTTCTTGGACTCCTAATAAAGTGTTACAAAACAATGTTGTAACACGCAAAGGAAATAAGTACCCCGGCAATGAACACATAGGTGCATTTGGATGTGATAGTTATGACATATCAGGTGTAGTTGGTGGTGGTGGTTCTAATGGAGCACTACACGGAAAAACTATGTTTAATATGGATGAAGCACCAAGTAATGAATTTTTCTTAGAATATATAGCAAGACCACA